AAGAAATTGAAGATCGCGTTGATGATTTAGAAGTAGCTTTAGATGATCTTAAATCAGAATTTGAAAAAATGATGCCTAACATGGACGACGAAGATGATGGCGATGAAGAAGATATGCCAGACATGGACGGCGAAGGCGACGACGAAGAAGAGTCAATTGCTTACGAAGCAAACGACGAAGAAGTCGACGAAGCATCAGACGATGAAGAAGTTGATGAAGCAGCAGACGAAGAAACTGACGAATCAACTAAATCAGAAGCAGAAACAATGCGTGAATATGTTGAAAAAGTAACAGCTAAAATGGGCGACAACGGTGCAAACTCAAAGTCAATCGTAGCTGGTGCAAATAACATGGGCGGAAATGCTTCAAACTTGGCACAAGGTGGCGAAGCTGATACAAAAGGAACAACAGGTGGCTTAGAAGGTAACTCTGCTAAAGAGGACAACATGGGCAACGTAAATGTACCTGGCGGTAAAGCATCAAAATCAATGAAGAATATGCCAAAAGGCCACGGCGCTGAGAAAAAAGGCGCAGGCGAAAGCGGAGCAGATAGTAAATCTACTATCGGTTCTTAATAGTTAAGGAACTTTGAATGAGTAACTTTTTAAGAGAGCATTTGACATTCGACCAAGCACAGATTGTTGTGGAGAATGCCAACGAAGGAAAAGACTTGTATATGAAAGGTATTTGTATACAAGGCGGAGTACGCAACGCTAATCAGCGTGTGTATCCTGTAAATGAAATTGGCAGGGCTGTCAAAACTCTTAATGATCAGATTACTGGAGGATATAGTGTTCTCGGAGAAGTTGATCATCCAGAAGGACTTAACATAAACTTAGACCGAGTGAGTCATATGATCCAAGAAACTTGGATGGATGGCCCAAACGGTTATGGTAAATTAAAAATTCTACCAACACCAATGGGAAACCTAGTTAAAACAATGCTGGAAAGCGGAGTTAAACTAGGTGTCTCATCACGTGGTAGCGGAAACGTATCAGAAGACGGAGGAAACGAAGTTTCTGATTTTGAAATAATCACTGTGGACGTTGTGGCTCAGCCAAGCGCCCCTGGTGCATATCCTACACCAATTTACGAACATTTAATGAATGCACGTGGAGGTATGAAGGCATACGAACTTGCACAGGCAACAAAACACGATACTAAGGCACAAAAATACTTAAAAGAATCACTGATTAATTTAATCAGTCGACTCCAATAAAAGGAGAACATAATATGTTGGACGCACTTAAAACACTTTTTGAAAACGATGTAGTTTCCGAAGAAGTACGTGCAGAAATTGAAAACGCTTGGGATGGCAAAATCAAAGAGAATCGTCAGCAGGTAACAGCTGAGCTTCGCGAAGAATTTGCTAAAAAATATGAGCATGATAAATCAACTATGGTTGATGCTATCGACTCAATGTTATCAGAGCGTTTAGCAGAAGAAATAGCTGAGTTTGCAGACGATCGTAAACAATTAGCTGAAGCTAAAGCAAAGTATGCAGTAAAGATGCGTGAAGACGCTAAATTACTGAAATCATTTGTAATGGAACAGTTAAAATCAGAAGTTTCTGAGCTACATGAAGATCAAAAAGGCATGGCGAATAAATTTAAAATGCTTGAGAACTTCATCGTTGATGCACTTGCAAAAGAAATTGCAGAGTTCCACGAAGATAAAAAAGATTTAGCAGAAACTAAAGTAAAATTAGTTCGAGAAGCTAAAAACAAGTTTGCTGAAGTTAAGAAAGACTTTATAGCGAAAGGTGCTAACAAGGTATCTACTATTGTTGAAAACACTTTAAAAGGTGAAATTAAAACTTTAAAAGATGATATCGAAGAAGCACGTAAAAACGATTTCGGTCGCAAGATGTTTGAAGCGTTTGCAAACGAATATGCAACAAGTCATTTAAATGAAAATTCAGAAGTTAAGAAACTTATGAATGTTGTATCTGCAAAAGACAAACAACTAGCTGAAGCAAAAGCATTTGCTGTTAAAGCAAAAGTGTTAGCTGAATCTAATGCGAACGAAGTTAAGCGAATGGCACAGGTCGCTGAGCGCAAAGATAAGATTGATGGACTTTTGAGCCCACTTAATAGAGCACAAAAAGAAATCATGACAGATTTACTGGAATCAGTACAAACAAACAGACTACAATCTGCATTTGACAAGTACCTACCATCAGTAATTGATGGTAAATCTCCAGCGAAGCAGAAGGCAGTAATTACAGAAGGCACAGAAATCACAGGCAATAGAAAACAAACTAACGTTAGTTCAAAGCAAGACGATAATGTCGTTGACATTAGACGTTTAGCTGGTTTAAATTAAGGAGAAAACTATGTCAGAACTATTAGAAAGTCGCTGGC